GCTATCTTAGATACATCTCCTGTATTACCCCAACGATTTGAGATATTAGGAATAAGTGTGTTTGTATGTACTACAAACTCAACAATTGAACCATTTGCAACTGTATACTGGTTAAGAGAATCTGTATGTTCATCATCTTTAACATCAGCTAAGACACATGGAATAACTTCTCCGTTCTCTAAGACAATATCAAACTCAGTTCCTATATCAGTTGAGTAGAATGAACCTAAAGCACAAGCATATCTATTACCAATCATATATATTCCCGTGTTATAATCAAGAAGAAATGTTGATTTCATAGCATATTGCTTTGAGCTTTTATCCTTAATACTATCTGCGTCCATATAAGATTTAAAAGGTTTATTTTCTGGAACAGGATAATCTGTATATTCTTTTAAATATTCTTCGATTTCACTCTCTAAACTCTCATAATCCCTAGCAATAATCTGTTCCATAGCTTCTTTTTCTTCTAATTCTTTTCGAGTCTTTTCTTTTTCAAGATTCTTTTTTAGGTCAGTAAATACTCTTGAATATATGTACTGACCTTCCTGTGCTGCTTTAGCAGTTTGTATATTATTTTGTCCCCATAAGGGGACTATACAAGTTAAAGCTGAAGCAGTTAATAGCGATCCTGCTACTAATCTTCTTACCTTACTTATCTTTATCACCTGCTTTCTTTTATTGTGAGATTGATTCTCTATAGAATATTCTCTGATTACTGAATCATTTTTAAAAAATCTTCTTCTGAAATAATTGGGATATTAAGCGATTTTGCTTTCTGATTTTTAGACGATGTGGAATTTATATCATTATTAATAAGATAAGATGTTTTAGAACTTACAGAACCTACAACTGTGCCACCATGAACAACTATATCAGCTTTTAGTTCATCACGATTTTTATAATGGTTGACAGAACCAGTTACAACAAATGTTTTACCTTGTAATGTTTTTGGAGTTTCATCTAAGATTATAGGTGATTCAAATTTAAACTCTTTTGTTAGTTCAAATATTTCTGAGCAATGTATATTGAAATACGAATTTAAAGAATTTATAAGGCTATCTCCTATACCTGATATACTTCTAAAATGTTCTGCACCATCAGTAATCATAATTTGCATAAAATTACCTATACTTGAAGTATTCTCTATTGTACAATTTTCAGCAATATCCTGACTTGCTGACTTACCGAGTAATGGAATTGATAAACTGTAAAGGAAACGCTGAAGATTTGTATTACGTGACTCTTCAATAGAGTTAAGAAGTTTTTCAACAGATTTCTTACCAAATCCATCCAAAGTTTTCATTTCATTTTCGTGGTCTGATAAGTGATACATGTCCTGAATTGAATTTAACCAACCAAGATTGATGAATTTCTCTATTGTAGATTCTGAAAGATTTTCTATGTCCAACGCATTTCGACTTGCTGCATGAACCAATTTACCCAAAAGTTTACCATTACAGTCTGGGTTTTCACACATGAGAACTTCTGAATCATTCTCTTTAACAATTCTTGTAGGCTGACCACAAATAGGACATTTATCAGGAATATTAAAATTACCACTCTTGTCAATACTGTCATGCACTTTAGGAATAACCATATTAGAACGGTAGACTCTAATTCTATCTCCTATTCCAAGCATCATATCTTTAATATATGTAATGTTGTGAAGCGTTGCTCTTGTTGTTATTGCACCATTCAAATCAACTGGTTCAAAGATTGCCACGGGATTTATTAACCCTGTCTTAGAGGTATTCCATTCAATATCTGTAAGTATTGTTTCAAATAATTCATCTTCATACTTATAAGCCTTAGAATGTCTAAAATATTTATCCGTTCTTCCCATAGATTCAGCAATTTTATAATCATCAACTGCCATAACAGCTCCATCATAAGGTATATTATGAAAATCAGCTTCATATCTTAAATCTTCAAGCATTTTTGAAAGTTTTTCTTTGTCTGAACAATTATTTGAATAAGTCCACATTGGAACAATTTTAAATCAAAGAAAACTGACTTATGCTCAAATCCCTTAATTACTCTCCAAGCAACAAATCTCATATTTCTGCTTGCAGCTTCTTTACTATCAAGCAACTGTAATGAACCAGATACGAGATTCCTTGGATGTTTATACTTCTTATCTTCTGGAAGTTTATCATTAATCCCTCTGAAAGTGTCCCATCCGATAATTGTTTCTCCATCAATGATAAGTTCGTCTTTATATGGAATTTCCTTTGGTACATTCTTCATTGTCAAAACATTCTGAAGGCATTCTGTACCTGCTACTCCGTCACCTCTAGTTTCTGCACCAATTAATTCTCCATTAATATAATGAAGTGAGGTGGTTAAACCATCACACTTTACAGATAAAAAGCCATTTTTATCTGTAAGAAACTCAATTAATTCATCAACAGATTTTGTTTTATCAAGAGAAAGCATTAAATGATTATGCTTTACTTCTTTTAGTTCATCGGCAACTAGATAACCGACATTATGTGTTGGACTATTAGATAATACAATACCCGTTTCTTCTTCCCATTGTTTGAGTTCTTCTATTTTCTTATCAAATTCATAATCACTCATAATTGGTTGTCCAGTATTGTAGTAAGCCTCTGATGCTCTGTTAAGTTCTCTAACTCTGGCTGCGATATCAAATTTATCCATTCATATCCTCCTATTTCTTTTTATACCATCTTTTATATAATCTTTGTCCACATTTATCACAATAGTTTTGTCGAGGTACACAATTATCAACCACATAATTACAAATAGGACAATAGCATTTATCGTATCCAAGCAATTTTCTCATTGGTTTATTTTTCTTTTTTAATTCTTTGTATTCTTCATACTCTTCGCCTGAAATAATATAAAAAGATGCCATAGTAATCACATCTCCCTCTCTGGCTTTCTTCCACATGATTTAGCTTCGGTACAATATCCAACCTCGTCACATTTTACATGAAAAAGATTATCTACAATCCACTTCCATTCATCTGAATATCCTCTCAAAGCATTACAAATATCTCTAAAAAGTTCTCTGTATTCCCAATATGCTCTACTACACATACGTTGCCTACTCATATCAACAAGATTTCTAAGATTACGCTTGTCTACCATTTTTGATGAGTATGCTAATGGTAACGCCATAGTTGCATCTTCTACTGGTACTCCATTGTCAATCATTGTTTTTATGGTTCTGTTGATAGTATCCATTAATGCCTTCCATACAGGATAATATCCGTTTTTATCAATAGAACTTGGAGTAGTATATGTAAAACCATCACCTTTTGAATAATCAATATATCTTGTACTTGCCTGTAATCTTGTTGGTGCTCCACCAATATGTGTATAATATTCTCTTAAAACTTTAGCGGAATATCCATCAATAATCATTTCTACATTGACATATTCCATAACACGTCCATGCCCTGATTTAATACAGTCTAATCCACGCTTAAAATTCTTTTCATTGTCAGAAACATTTGCTCCCCAACACACTCCTGCCCTTTGCCCCATTAATGTAATAGGATTCTTAGTTGTTTCTGATAAAATTGTAATTGTTCCCATAATATTATTTCTCCTTAAATGACCAGCAGTAATCAACGAATCTATTAAAATTCAACATTACCTGATCATGTATATCAATCTTAACTTCAGCTTCTTCTTTATTTCTACCAACCCAAGGTGATATAACTATTTCATATTCACATTTTGACCAAAACCAATACATGAGTTCTTTTCTTAGCTTTTCCTTGAATTCCATCTTATCAATTTTACTATGAATTAATTTCTGAACCTCTTCATTAAACCTATAATGTCTAAATATGTTGTATGTAATAATTTCATTTCTGTTGAAGTCATGAAAATATACATTCCATTCCATGTATTCACCTACTTCCTTAATAACTTCTTAGTATTATCCACTTTAACCAATTGGGCATACTGGAATTCATTATCAAATTGAAAATCATTTTACTCATACATAAGCTGATAAATATGCCTAAAATAAGTAAGATGATACTAATTATCAGTAATAATTTTTTATTCATTTTTTATACCTCTTCCACATAGATAACTATATGAGGAATAATTTCACCACCAACTTTAGGGAATACAACACTAAAACTTCTTATGTAGTAATCTTCTCCATCTGTATCAACAATATCTTCCGTATTGATTGTTATTGGTA